TTAATCCTTCATATGCAACTACTAGTTGTGCTAGTGTTCTGTTACAATTATTCTTAAATCCTCTGTGACAATCATCTCTTCTAATTAAAAACTTAAGATTGGTTATCCAATCAGTTTTTTCATTAGTTCCTTCTACTGCAAGAATGGTATGTCCTGCAACTTTTCTACTGACCAGAAAGTCCTGATCATGTGGATAAACATCTCTACAACACCTCAGTGCTTCGAGTACTACCTCTTTTGATAAAGCCATTATAATATAGTGCGGCTATATTATATATCAATACTCTCTATGATCTGTCATATAATGTTCACGCAATGTTCCACTCATTAGAGTTTCACTGATCTCACCATTTGGTGTAGTAATAGTAGGTTCTATATGATTATTCTTCTTACCAAATGGTATTTTAATTTCTGGAGCATGAGGATTTTTCATCTCTTTAACCAAGTCAATTACATGATCTCTCAATGCAATCATTTCATCATAACACCCTTGATTATATGCACAACCACGAAGTCTACTATCTGGTTTAAATAATGACTCTAAGAGTAGAGTTTTACCTCTATCCCATTTCTCAAGTGCAGTTTCTTCCATTCAACAAATGTATCTTGAAGTATATATTATATCACAATATTTATTAAGTGCCAACTATCTTATTAATTTGTAGTGCGTTCTTACTTTTAGGATCTTGTTGTACTCCAGGTCTAGTATCTCCACCTTTAGGTTTCTTGGTAGACTTTACTTCTGGTCTACGATCTCCACCTTTAGGTTCTTTTTGCTCCTTTCTCAGAGATCCTGCTTTTATTATATCAATAATTTCAACAAAATCTTTTCCATCAGCATCTTGAATGGTGATACTATCACTTCTCCAATCAGAATATTCTTCTTTTTTGTAAGTAGGAACCTTTGCTCCTTTCTTACCTCTTCTTGCCTTGTGCTCTTCTCTGCGTTTCTCGATTGTCTTACCCCTTTTATTTTCAGGATCAAACATTGCTGGTTCTACAGTAGAAGGCCCAGAGTGTCTCCAGTTTCTGATAGTTGCTTTACCATAATCTGAACGACCTTGATCTACCTTTGCTTCAACTACTGGATTCTTATTAGGATCAATTTTTTTCTTTCCTTTATTTTCAATCTTTTTAGTTTCACATCCTGCTTCTTCCTTGACACCTTTAACACCACGCTTTGCCTTATGCTCTGCTTCTCTTGCTTTCATTGCATTTAAACCAGGAGAACCCTTCTGTCCTTTCTTTCTCATCCATGCCAAAGTTCTTGCCTGAACTTTCTCACCTGTTCCACTATAATAATCTTCAACCATCTCACCTTCTGGTTCATGCTCTGCTGCTAGTGCTGCATAAGGAACTGCTTTCCTGTTCTTGATTTTCTTTGCCTGTACTGCTTGTGCGTGACGTTTAGCACCTTTCTTAACAGCATTAAGAACACCTTCTTCAACAGAACTAGGTGTAGTATCCTCATGCTCTATCACATTACCATCTTTATCTTTTGTATGATGTTCTTTAACATGATCAGCAGCTTTGTAAAGAGGTTTACCAGTCTTTACATTTTTCTTACCTGCCTTATATCCTTTCCATGCAGGTGTATTTCCTTTTTTATCAGCAGCAGTTACAGTATATGCTTCTGCTTTTACTTGAGGATTTACTTCTATTTTATTTTTACCCTTCATTACATCTACAACTTTATTGAGTTTTTCATCATTCTTATCACCATCAACTTCACACAAAACATCAGATTCTGGACTATAAGATGCAGCAATATCAGATGCACCAGATCTTAATGCTCTCAATTTAGTCATCAAAACTCTTTTCTTTAATTGTGCTTCTTTCTTTTGTTGCTGTTCTAATTTTTTGTCCATAGATTCATTTGCATTTAGTACACTACCTTTTAGATCTTTTTTAAAAAGATTTTTATAACGATCTTTAATTATCTTTTTATCTTTAGATGGTACATTTTCCATAGAAGTCTCATTTACTTTTTTCTTTTCCACAGGTTTAGATGGTTTTTCATTTGTTGCATCTAATTTTTTCTTTTCCACAGGTTTAGATGGTTTTTCATTTGTTGCATCTAATTTTTTCTGTAATTTATTTGCCTGTCTATCCTTTCTCAATGCTTGTATTCTATTATAAACTCCAGCAGCAGTACCACCACTAACCTTTGCAACGTTAGTACCTAATTTTGCAAGTGCTGTACCATCACCATCATCTTTCTTAATTGTACTTATTGATGGTTTAGAAACTGCTTTAGCAGTTGCTTTGGAATCTGATGCCTCCTTTCTTTTATCTGCAATCTGTTTAGATAATCCCTTTTGCTTATCCTTTAATGCATCTCTCTTTTCCTTATCTGCTCTTCTCTGCTCTCTTTCCTTATCAGCTCTATCTCTTCTATCTTCACGCCTTTTTCTAATCTCAGTATTTGCTTTCTTTAATTCAAGTTCCTTTTCCTTTCTGATCTCAGATCTTTCTTTCTTTGCAGCAGCATCTTCCTTCCTCTTATCAGCACCAGTTTGCTTATCAAGAATTTCTTGTGCTGCTTTTCTTTGTTCAGGACTTAAAGCCTCTGCAATATACTTATTATTTAAACTTAATGAAGACATTACTTTTTTTTCTTCCTGTACTTATTTATGAACTGCCTACCCCAGTCAGAACCAGGTACCATTTTTTCAGCATACCTTCTCAATGAATCAGTTCCAACTAATCTTTGATCTCCAGAAACACCAGATACATCTGTAAGTTTTTGCTCTGTTACATCCTTAATCCAAGATTTAAACATTAGATTATTTTCAGCAAGACAAATCAAATAATTTGTTCCTCTACGAATGATTCTTCCAATAACTCCTGTATTAAGATTTTCTACGACATCACCAATATTAAATATCTTTTCTTGTACATAATTTTCACGAAGATTCTTCCAATCATACTTAGGTGCTACTTCCCACAAATCATAAGATTCGTTTGCTTTTTTCTTTGAAATTGGAACACTCATTCCATCCTTAACAGCATTAAACAATGCTTGTATTTCGGGAGATTCCAAACCTTTTGGCATACCTTTTACAAAACTATCTGCATCACCATCCATTACTGCTTTTCTCATTTTCGATGCAGACATTCCTTCTACACCTTCCGCATCAGAATCACGAACACCAGCAGATATTACTCGTATTTGTTCAAAGTCATAAAGATCACCATTATACTTCTGTGCTAAACTTTCAAATTCTGCTTGTCTATCTGCACCTACTACTATATTAATATTAGAATAACCAGCATTAGATACTGTTTTAAGTACATCAAAAATTGTTTTCATCTTTGGATTATCAACAATGTTCTCCTCATAATTAGGAAACATCTTTTTCATAAACTCAATCTTAGATCCTGGACTCAATGGATTCTTCTTTGGTTCATGAGTTCTTGATGGATATACTTTAAGATCTGCACCTGCTGATACTGTTTTTGCTGCTTGCAATAACTTCTCGTGTCCTACTGTTGGAGGATTAAATCTACCAAATGTAATTGTTATTGGTTGTTCTAAATCACCACCTCCCAATTCTGGAGCATCTTCTAATGCTTGAGTTACTTGTTGTTCTAATTCTTCTGATTCCTGTCCTTCCTGATTTGCAGCAACAGCATCCTGATCTACCTTTGGAAATGGTACATACTTTCTACCATTAGTGGGTTTTTGTATTACTGGTGCTGGTTGAAATCCTTGTTTTTCTGGTTGATCTGATTGAGAAGTTCTACCTTCTCCACCTTCATCTTTTTCTTTCTTGTTATCATAATACTTCAACTCACCCTGATTAGTATAAGCAACAGGATTCCCACTCTGGTCTAACCACTTTCCTTTGCGGTCACTAACCAGATTCTTTCTCTGTGCTTCGACTGATGCTTTAGACTTACCAGCCTCTGTTAAAAAGTTTAGAAATGTTTTCATAACTATATTTAGTATACTTTCACATGAATGCCACCAATAAACTCACTCTTTAGTTTATTGGATTGACTAACTCCAGATTGCTCCATTAAATCTCTCTCACTCTTATTTAACCCAGAACCAAATCCAATAGATGCACATGCATTATAAAGATGCTGTACAACTCTTCTACGTATTGTTTCATTTTTAATATTTTTAATTGATATAGAAAGTTCAGATGCAATTAATTTATCTTTCAAATAATTAACATTATCTCCAATTGAAGTATCAGATTTCATATCAGGAATATTATCACCATTAACATCTTTCCATATATCATTCATATATGAAACCATATCATCATACTGTTCTTTAGTAAATTTAATTGGTTGACTAACAAAAAAATCTCCTGTAGATAGTTTTAAATTTGGATGATTCCTTTTTATTCTATCCAAATCCATAATACCTTGTCTAGAAGTTCCAGATATAATAGAAGTATATGCCTTTCCACCCAAAGATCCCATCTTTGCTAATGCAGTTGATTTTACATTTGCTGCTTTAGTTTGAGTATATTCTAACTCTAATTGTTTTTTATTAGCATTATACTTAATACGAATATGTTTTTCAGATCCAGTAACTACCTTTCCAATATTCCCAAACATTCTACTTTGTACATTTTTAGCATTAACTCCTTTATTAAGTTTAACAGTTTCCAAAGTAAAATTAATTTTCATGTCCCTATTACCTTTAGTCAATTCAATAGTAGGATTACTTGTTTTATTAAAAGATATTCTTTCTGCAAATTCATTACTATTCATCAATGTATAATGAAGGAACTTAGGATCTGCTTTAGTTTTTTTGAGAGAAATTGGTATTATATCTTTTGATTCATATTGTTCTATCAGAAAGTTATTTAAAAGAGGTATACTTGCTTTCTTTGGATCTGCAGCAACTCTATTGAAATGAACTAAAGATCTAGCACCTTTTGGGGTTATGATCCAAATATCAGCAGGGTTCCATTTATCTGGTTGAAGTCCTGTTCCTGTTTTAAAGTAAACTGCATATGGATCTATAGCATTACCACTACCAAATATCTTATCATTATAAATTTTACCATCATTAGGAATAGGTAATTTAGAAACCAATACTTCAGCAGTTGCACTTGCACTGTCTAACCAAGTATCTTGTTTATCCGAAATCTGTCTAGAAAATTGTTTTAAATTTTTCCTTACTGTATGATTAGTAAGAGAGTGTTTACCAATAGTTGCTGTCCTTGCCCTTACCTTCCTCATAATTTCAGGATGAAAATCATCACCAATTGAAATATCAGCATGAGTGGCTCTCTTACCGTATATCAACCTATATGCTAAACAGAATTGAACTAATATTTCACTATAAACTTCAGTATCTCTACCACCTATCTTAGTAGTGGTTGTTGCCTTAGATTCTTTTACATTCTCTTTCCACAATTCAGTTATCTTTACAGTTCTTTTTTTATTTACATCTGGTTCCACAAGTGGTAATTCATGATTTTTTCCATTTAAAAATAAAATAACTTCACGACCAGTTGTGCATTTGGCCATTTCCTTTACTAATCTTTTATGATTTGACTCAGATTTGATTCCAATTTTAACTTCACCATCTTTACCCTGAGATCCTTTCTTGAAGGGTTTTCCTTCTTTAACCATTTTCACAAAAGATGGCCAGTATTTTAAATCTCCACTCTTATGGGTTTTTGCTAAATCGGGAGTTGCACCCATTTTTAATTTAGCCATTTATCAATAACTTTTCAATTATTTATCCCATTTATCACTGTTGAAGTTAGCATAAGAAAACTGCTCACGATCAATCAACTTATATGTACCGTACTCATTACTAACTACGTAACCTTCATGGTCACATTTCTCATCATTAATATAACACTCAACCATCTGATCTGTTGGTTCAATTCCATCCATGATCATTTCCTTGATCTCAATAATGAAATTATAAAGTTGAAATACACTCTTATCAACCTTAGTTTCTTTCGCAAGTCTTGATGCATCTAACTTATCACCATTACGAATGTAACTATTAATATACTGCTTTAATTGCTTACCCTTCTCCTCTGTAGGAAACTTAACGAACTTTGCAGCAACACGAGCAGCAGCAATATACAATCCTATTCTATAGTTACGAGACTTGAAACTTGCAGAAGTATCAATAAACTTAGTTTCTTCCTGTGAGAATGGATCAGTTTTTGCTCTGTTCTGATTGCACTCATCCATACTTACATCATAAAAACCAAATGATGCACACATATCTTTTAGAGTTTCACCTTGATATGTTGTATGAGCAGCAACAATAATATCGTGTCTAGGATTAACTGGTGGAAGAAACTTATATGTTATTGTGTTTGGT